TGTCGAGGAGGACCGTTGTCCACCACTACAATGTGTTTTCCTCGATGAAGCCCAAGATCTGAGTCCTCTGCAATGGGACATGTTCTTTTACATAGAAAGTAAGTGTGCTCGTTCATACATTGCAGGGGATGATGATCAAACAATATATTCTTTTCAAGGGGCCTCAGCTAAAATATTTATAGAGTTAGAAGGTGAGTTTGATCCACAAATACAATCTGTTAGAGTTCCTAGGGCTGTACACAAATTAGCTACAAGTATATTTCCGTACATGGGTCAACGTTTAGAAAAGAAGTGGATACCTACAGATCGTGAAGGATCTGTAACTATGAACGCGCGTTTTACGGAGTTACCTCTACATAGAGATCAGTGGTTGGTATTGACTCGCACAAATAAAATGTTAGAACCAATACGTGATCATTTATACAGAATGAGTTATAGATTTGAAGCTAAATCGCAGGAGCTACTGCCAAATAAAATGCTAAACGCATATAGAGTTTGGACACGTTTAAACCAAGGCGCATATGTTAATCAAGAAGATTGTGAAGATCTTTGGGATTATTTGACCGTAAAAGATGGTCATTTAAAAAGAGGGTTTGCTGGTGGCAAGACACTAAAAGATATAGACTCAATAAATTTAGAAGGACTGAGAGAACACCACGGGCTGCTAGCAGCGGGGAGCTGGGAAGTATTAAGATTCC